ATGGGTCTTATTCTATAAAGCATCCATGCTATGTGGTAAGAGAGTTAACAAGCAAATATGCAAGATCATTAAAAAAAGAAACAAAAAAATATAAAGATATGGTTTATTGTTTGGAGTTAGAAAAAAACCATATATTACTCGTTAAGACCAATTCTAAAATTTTATGGTGCTCAAATTGCAAGTGTGTAGCTGTGCCTAAAGTTTTAAAACCAACAAGCGATGGTTCTTCTGTTTTTTATTGAAAAATAAATATTAAAGTGACACGGGATAACAGGTTATAGATGTATATTAATGTTGTAAGGAAATGCATGTGCCTAAAAATTATATACGAAAGGAGAAAAAGATGAAAAAAATTAAAGAATTCGTATTTATATTTGTAAAAAAATATAAAGGCATAATCAAAGCTAACATATTATCCTTTCTAGTAAGAGTCGTAACCGATTTGTTAATCTACTTAAAGGCTAAATAAGATGCCAGATAAAGAAAAAGAAATAAACCCTCCTCGTATCTACATATCCGCAAACATGTCTAAATTAATAACTAAAGATGTTTTTGAGGGCAAAAAACACCTAGTCGTACCTACAATCCTTATCGTAGAAGGTGTCCTTAACAGAATACTCTACAAATCTGAAGAATTAAAAAAATTCCCTGAAGCATGGAACGGAATACCAGTCCCAGTACTGCATACATACGACGCTTATGGAAGTCCTATATCAGCCAACAGCCCAAAACTTGTAGAGAAACAAGTTGTAGGAAGACTTTGGAATGTTGTCTTTGTAGATAATAAACTGAAAGGTGAAGTTTGGATAGACATAGAAAAATGTAAAATTGTAGCTCCCCACGTCTTAAAAATGCTAGAAAAAAATCAAATGATTGAGGTTAGCACTGGGTTGTTTACTGAAGATTTGAAAGAGAGTGGAATTTTCAACGGGAAAGAATACACGTATATAGCTCACAATTTTAGACCAGATCATTTAGCAATACTACCTGGAGAAAAAGGTGCGTGTTCTATTGAAGATGGAGCTGGATTACCAAGAATAAATAAAGAAACAAATAAAAAAGAAAATGTAAAAGAAAAAAACAAAGGAAAATCTAAAATGGACAGAGAAGTAAAAATCAATGCAATGATAGCATCTGGCAATTTTGAGGAAGCAGATAAAGAATCTTTGGTAGCTTTAGAAGAAGTCATGTTTGAAAAAATTGTTGCTCTTTCTGGAAAAGAACCAGAAGTAGACAAAGAAGCTATAGCAGAACATGAAGCTGTCTTAGAAGAACTTAAAGACAATAAAGAAAAACTTGAAATCGCTAACAACACAATTAAAATCAATCAAAAAGACAACAGTTCAGAAAAAACTCTTGATGAGCTTTTAGAATTAGCATCTCCTGAATTGAAAAGTTCTATTATGGTTGGTTTGGAAACTTATAAAGCAAACAAAGCATTGGTAGTTTCAGGTCTTTTGGCTAATAAACAATGCAGGTTCACAGAAAATGAGCTTAACGCTAAAGAAATTGGCGAACTTGAAAAAATGACAGAATTAGCAATAATTAAAGTTGATTATTCAGCAAAATCTGGAACAATACAGGTGAATGAAGTTAAGAAAACTAAAGAAGATGTTCCACCAATGACTGTAATGGAATGGTAAGAAAAGGAGCTTTTTAAATGGCTAATAGAATAGAATTAAAAACATATAGTGATAACTATGAAAATGCTGCAGCGGGTGGAACTGTAACCCCTGGGCATTTAGTTGTAAAAGACTCATCTGGAGATTTTATAGTTAACGCTTCCGCAGGAGGCTATGCTTCCCCATCATTCGCCGTTGAAGACGATCTTCAAGGGAATGATATTTCAGACAACTATACAGCAACAAATCAAATGCAAGTAATACATGCTTATCCTGGAGATGAAATAAATGCATTGTTCGCAGCTGGAGAAGACATCAAGATTGGTGATTTTTTAGAATCAGCTGGAGATGGAACTCTAAGAGAAGAGACAACTGGTGTTGTTTTAGCCGTAGCAATAGAAGATGTAGACGCTGCATCGATAACATCTCTTACTGAAAAGGTAGCAGTAACAGCAGCAACAACAGCAGCATTAGCTACTTGTACTTACGATAATGGAACAGCTGGGCTTGGAGCAACACTTACGTGCGACTCTTCCATAGCATTAGCAGCACAAGACGGTGTAATATTAACTTTAAATCAGCGATTATTAGTTCAAGATCAAGTATCTGAACTTCAAAATGGCATCTATCAAATGTCAACATTAGGCGTTACTGTAGCAACAGCAACTCCAAGTGGTGTTTTAACTTTTGGAGCCCCTAGTAATGGAAGTACCGTAGTACTTACAAACCTCCCTAACGAAAGCGCAACTCCTGTAACTTTTACGAAAGTAGCAGCAGAAGCAGTTGCAACAATAAGCGATACAATAACTTATGGAGCACCTAGTGCTACCGATACTATTGTGTTTACCGATTTACCAGCTGGTACTGAAACGTTTACTAACGTTGATGCAGAAGCAGCAGCAACACCTAGTACAACCCTTACATTCGGTTCCCCAAGCAATGGAGATACAGTAGTCTTTACAGGTCTCCCTGACGGTAGTCCAGTTACTTTTACAAAACAAGGATCTGCCGCTGGCAATGATTTTCTTCTTATTGGAGACTTAACAACTTTAATTAATGCAGAAACAGACCTAAGTGCAACAGATAACGGAACAGTGATCACTATAACAGTTGATACAACTGGTGTAGCAATGAACGGTGCAATTGTTAGTGGTACTGGAGCTTATTCAGCTTTAAATATCACTTTTAGTGGTGGAGTAGACGCTGTAGGAGTTGATGAATTTAGTTCTATTACAGAGTTGACCGCTCTTATACAAGCAACTACAGACTTAACAGCAACAGATAATGGAACAATTATTACTGTTGTAGTAGCAACAACTGGTGTAGCTATGAATTCAGCTACTGTAACTGGGACTGGTGCTTATGTTGCTTTAAGTGAAACATTCAGTGGAGGAGTCGACGCTCCTGGTGCAACCGAATTTGCAACTATAGTTCAGTTAACAGCTTTAATACATGCTGAAACAGATCTTACAGCAACAGATGATGGTACAGATATAACAATGGTAGTTGTAACTCCTGGTTTAGGAATGAACTCAGCAACAGTTACTGGTACGACATCTTATTCCGCTTTAAGCTTGACTTTTAGTGGTGGAGCAACAGCGGTTGCTTGGGTACTCACTAGAGCAACAGATAACGATACAACATTAGAATTTGTAGATGTATACTGTGATATCACAAGTGGCACAACTCAAACAAACACAAGATCAGAATGCACAAATGCAGTAGCTCCAACGATGGGAACAACAGCTATTACATGGGCAGCATTAACTGGTGCAGTTGCAGGAACACATTACGCAATTAAAGTTCTATAAAATAAAAAGGGAAAAGAACTATGGCTAATACGATCAAACTTAAAACTTACAGCGACAACACAGAAGAAGCAGTTGCTTCTGTTGCTGTATCACCAGGACATTTATTACAACGTGATTCGGATGGGAAATTCAAACCACACGCATCAGCATTAGGTTATGCTGAAACATTGTTTGCAACAGAAGATGACCTACAAGGAAATACTATTTTAACAGAATATGAAATAGGTACAAGAGTTTTTGGTTATCATGCTTATCCTGGAGATGAAATAAATGCATTGTTTACAGCAGCAGAAAATATCGCTATAGGCGATAAACTAGAATCAGCTGGAGATGGAACATTACAAGAATTTACATCTGGAGTAGTAGTAGCTATCGCTATTGAAGCAATAGCATCGGCAGTAGCAGGAACACATTATGCAGTAAAAATAATCTAATTTAAAAGGGAAAGATTAAAAAATGAACAATATTATACCAGCAGTAGACGCAATGGGTGTTTCTGGGACATTTAACGTAAACGCATACAGAACTAATGCAACATTAAGACACGAAGAATGGAAACTTTATGATCCAATGATAATGAAAGCTTTCCAGAACAGACTAGTTGGAGTAGCAGATCTATATAAAGCAGGGCTAGTAAAAAAAATAGCTGGTCTATCAAGGACTATTTATACCTATGAAAAAGAATCTGACATCAGTTCAGCAGAAATAGGCATGGACGGAATTTCAAGGTCTAAAGGTGACAGACCTGTGTATACCACAGCTAGTCTTCCTCTTCCTTTTATTTTTAAGAATTTTGAATTTAGTGCAAGAGTATTAGCAGAATCCAGGAATCTTGGTGAAGGATTAGATACAACAACTGGTGAATTAGCAGCTAGAAAAGTAGCAGATTATGCTGAAAACCTTCTTTTTAATGGAACAAATGGTCTTACTTTTGGTGGAGCAACTATTTATGGTTACTTAACAGCTCCAAATCATTCAACATATAGCATTCCAATAGCTTGGGACGACTCAACAGCTACTGGTGCATTAATTTTGACTGACGTTCTTGAAATGACTAAAGAATTAATGGCAGATAGACGTTATGGCCCTTATAAAATGTATATCCCTTCAGACTATGAAGCAAAGATGGGTGAAGATTATAAGGCAGAATCAAGCATTACTATTAGAAATAGAATTCTTGAATTGGAAAAAATATCTTCTATTCAGGTTTCTGATACACTTACAGATGACAATGTTGTCTTAGTACAGATGGATACAGATACAGTTCAATTAATTGAAGGTATGCCTATTACAACTATGGAACAAAAATCTGAATTTGATTCAGTCCATAGATTTAAAGTAGCTACTATTTTAATTCCTTTGTTTAAATCAGACGCAAATAGTCGTTCTGGTGTTTGTGTAGGAACAGCATAAGTTAAAAAAATAATAATTCCTAACCAAGGAAAAGATTATGTATAAGTTTAAATTAATAGCAGGGAAACATAGGGCGAACTTTAAGACTTATTTCGTTGGAGATTTCTTCTTTAGCGAAAAAAGAATAGACAAAGTAAACCCTCATTTTGAATATATAGGGATTGTTGAACCCGAAGTTAAACTCGAAGTCGAACCCGAAGTCGAAAAAGAGACACCTATAGTTGAAAAAGAGGTTCCAGAGGTCAAAGAAGTAGAAAAGACAATAGAACCAAAGAAGAAGCCTATAGCAAAGAAGCCTCCAGTTAAACGAACAAGAAAAAGAGAAACTAAAGTGGTAAAGGGATAAAAAGATGAACAACACACCGATATTCATAACAGGCATACCACGCTCAGGAATCTCAATAACTGCTGGTATGATCGACGCAAATGACGTATTTGGTGGAAATATAAATAACAGATATTCCAACAAACAAATTACGGAAGAGATTCTTGATCCATACTTTGTTATGCTTGGAGATATTACTTGTCAAAGCAACGTCCCATTTTCTGACGATTTACCAGAAATATTTGGACTAAGAGACAGGGTATTAGATTTTATTGAAAAGCAAGGATACATGGGAGGCAGATGGTATATAAAAGATGCCAGATTAATTTTAATACATTCTATACTAGATGAAGCTTTTCCAGAAGCAGATTGGCTAATTGTAAAAAGAGATAAATCAGAAATAACACAATCATGTATGAAGACCAACTATATGAACGCATATAAAGATATTAAAGGGTGGTCTAATCGGGTTGATAAATGGAACAAAATAATAACTGGTATAGAATCAGTAAATTTTAATATAATTGAAGTTTTTCCTACTGCCTTTATTGACGGTGATTACACTGAAATTAATAACGTTTTAAAAGAATTAGAATTAAAGGAATATTAATATGCAGAGTGTAACAATAAGTGGAGCACCACCAGTATTAGGAACATGGACTACAGCTATAAACCTAACAGCTTCTAACTTAGATGGTTGGGGAGCTGTAAGTATTGTTTTTGGTGCAGGTGCAGCAGCAACAATATGGGTGCAAAGATCGATAGACAGAGGTGTAACATACAACGATGTCCTTTCTTGGACAGAAAGTGATGAAGTTAGTTTAGAAGATAGATTGCCTGGAGTTTTGTATAGAGTCGGATGTAAAAACTTAGGTTGGTCAAGTGGAAGTATAGTTTGTAGAATAGACACATAAGAGAGGCAATAAAGATGATAAGAAACATAATAAGTTATTTCGCCTCTGTAATAAAGAAGGGACACGCTGTACCGAAAGCTAAATCAGATGGGACATTTGATTCTACTTGGGATTTAGCAACAATGAGTTGGGTTACAGCAGCAAATACTCCAATAACAGACACTGGTGGTAATTTTACAGGAACCGAAGTAGAAACAGCTTTAACAGAAGTTACTACACGTTCTGAGTGGAAACAAAATGGTTTTGAGAATAGAACAGACAGTACTTTATCTTTTACCAATACTGGACCAGATAGAACTTTTTCTATACAGCCAGCAGTTACTTCTTTTAACTACTGGGCTGAAGGAATAAAATATACATCTACAGGCGATACAATACAAATAACTAATACTGAAGGAATTCATGTAATATATTATGATGGGTTAACATTAACAGCTTTAGCAAATCCAACAGATGTAAATATAGATTCAGTAACTAGAACAAAATGTATTGTTTCTTTAGTATACTGGGATGTTTCTACGTCGACAGCGCTTTATGTAGGTGAAGAAAGACATGGAAAAAGTATGTCTCCTTCAAGTCATTCATATTTGCATTTTACTCAAGGCTTAAAAATTATATCAGGGCTAGGACCAAATACAATTAGTGCAGATGGTACAGGAATAACAGTAGACGGACAATTTGGTGTTGATGCAGGTTCAATATCAGATGAAGATTTATTTATAAATACTGCTGCTGTATTGTCTACAACAGGACTACCTATTTATTATATGACTGGTGCAAGTGCTGATTGGAATAAACATACTGAAGCTGGTTTTGGCATGAGAACTTTTGATGGTACTACAGGTACTACATTAGCATGGAATGAATTCACAGGTGGAGCATGGCAGTTAACAGCAGTTGGAAGTAATGATTTTGTATTATGCCATGTTTTTGCTACAACTGAAAAAGATAATCCAATTATAGCAATTATGGGTCAAGCTGATTATGCTAATAAAGTACAGGCTAGAACTGGTGCTGAAGTTGAATTACGTAGTTTAATTTTAGATGATGTCCTTTTTCCTGAAATACATCCAATAGCTACTTTTATTTTTCAGACTAATACTGGATACGCTAATACTATTAATGGTAAAATAGTTACTACAGCAGATGGTGATAACTATATAGACTGGAGAAGTGAAGTAATTTCAAGAACAGAGTTAACAACTTCAGATCATGAAAACTTATCAGGTTTACTTGGCGGTGCAAGTAACGATCATTATCATTTAACTAGTGCTCAATCAACAGTAGCAACACAAGAAGCTAGTACTACAGTTAATGGTTTTTTAAGCACAACTAAGTTTGATGAAATAGTCGCTAATACAGCTAAATCTGGAGAATATAAAACAATTCCTATTGTCGCTGGATCTATGGTATCAAGGACCACTAACGGAGCATCAAGCGGTACCAACGAGTATCCAACTAACGATCTAAATATAGATTATTTCGCTTTTGATGGGGGAGCAACAGAAGAGGCTTCGCAAACATCATTCACAATGCCAGAAGATTGGGATCTTGGAACTATTAAAGCTAAATTCTATTGGAGCTCAGCAACAGCATCTACCGCAGGAGATACAGTAGAGTGGGGCATAAGAGCAATAGCTGGTGGCAACGATGAAGATATGGATTTGGCATTAGGAACGCCTCAGGTAGTATCTGATACTTTGTTAGCAGACAACGGAACTAAAAGGCAAATAACAAGTACAACTTCTGCAATAACTATAGGAGGAACACCAGCTGTGGGTGATTTAATCACTTTTGAATTTTATCGCAATACAGATGGAACTGATGATATGGTAGAAGATGCATGGTTGTTCCAAGTTGTATTACAATATAAACAATCAACAACAGCTAATTTAATTTGGTAACCTATAAGGAGTAATTATGGCTGTCCGTGTAACAATGGAAGAGGTTGAAGCTATCATTGACATTGATAGCTCAATTACCAATATAGACGCTTTTATAACAGCTGCTAACTTAATAATAAATTCTAAGTTAGCAGATACAACTTATACAAATGAAGATGGAGACGACACGACTTCAGCAACAAAAAAAGAAATAGAACGCTGGCTTTCTGCTCATCTTGTAGCAATACGAGATATGAGAAGTTCTAGGGAAAAAGCTGGTCCAGTAGCTCAAGACTTTCAATACAAATTAGGTCTCAATTTACAAGTAACAATGTATGGTCAGTCCTGTTTAATGCTAGATACAACAGGAACTTTATTAGCAATGAGTAATAGTAAAGGTGGAGGAACAGCAAGTGTTGTAGCCCTTACGCCTGATCTGTGGGATTAGGTATAAACAATGAGTCTTATAACAAGAATGCGTAAAGCAAAATGTGTTTACTGGCAATCAACAGGAAATGATGGTTTTGGTGGAAACACTTTTGCCGATGGTGTTCTAATAGATTGTAGATGGGAAGATATACAAGTCTTGTTTGTAAACATAGAAGGAAAAGAAGAAACCTCAAAAACAACAGTTTATGTAGATAGAGATATGTCTGTAGGTGACTATTTGTTTAATGGAACTTTGGCAGAAGCTGGTGGAGCGTCTATAAATCCTCAAACGTTAGAGGACGCTCGAGAAATTAAATGTTTCGATAAACTTCCAAACCTAAGATATACGGAATATCTAAGAACGGCATTTTTAAAATGAAAAAATCCCTAATAAAAGTCGATCTTACCTCTTTAAAATCTGTAGAACTTGCTATGAATTTAGCTATTTCAAAAATAGTTTTTAAATCAAGAAGAGGGTTGATAGCTGCTGGAATACATTTGTTAGGTGAAGCACAAAAAAACACTCCAGTAGAATACGGGCCTTTAAAATCTAGTGGAACTGTGATATGGGATAAATCACAACCAAACGCAAATGATTTTTCTGGGCCTAACGGAGATAGAGAAAAAATAAACACAAAGAGAATGATAACAGAAATAAAAAATATTTTAAACTCAAATGTATTAAGATTTGATGTAGGTATAGGCTTTGGAGCATCCTATTCTATATTTGTACACGAAAACATGACAAACGCTCATCCCAACGGTGGTACAGCTAAATTTTTAGAGAAAGCGATGACAGAAAACAGAACAAAAATCTTAAAAATAATAAGAGATAACGCAAAGATATAATTATGAATGCAGTTTCGGTAGATATAAAAGATATATTGGTTGCGGGAGGAGTTGGAACTTTTGGTACTAATTCAGGATGGTCAATATTCATATCTGAAGAACCTAAAAATCCAGATACATCTATAACTATATATGATACAGGTGGGGTAACAGAATATTATTTAGATAGAAACTTACACCCATTACAACATGCTAATTTCCAGGTAAGAGTTAGATCTGCTAAAAACAGCTATACATCTTCTTATTCTAAAGCTTTAGCAATACAACAACTATTAGATAAAAAATCAACCTACATAGAATCAAGTGGAGACCACGTTGTAAAATACTATCTAATACAAAACATTGGATCGATATTTTGTTTGGGTAAAGACGATAATGATAGACATATATGGACAATGAATTTTCAAACAACTAGGCACGAAGCAGATTAAACAAGGAGAATGAAGAATGGCAGTTAATTTTGATGGTAACGGAACCACATATACAAGAGCTGGAATAACTTTGGCAGTAAAAAAAATAACATTTCCAGGATATACGATTCCTAAAATAGACGTATCTGATCTTTCTAACGCTACCGCAATGACAACCGTTATGGGAGCATTAAGAGAATATGAAGATTTAGTATTGACACTTAATTTCGATCCATCTATATATGGTGGAACATTAACAGCAGGAAATGCATTGACAACTATAACTTTCTCAGACAGTGGTGGTTCAATAGCTTTATGGTGCGATATATCTAGTGTATCTAGTCCAGACTTTGAAAATAATACTCAACCTACTTTTGACTTGACATTGTGTGTTACTAACAGAAACGGTTCTGGAACAGAAACTATCCCTGTATATTCAGCTTAATTTTAAAGGAGACATAAAATGAGTCAAAGCGTAAATATTATAAGAAATAAAACGATAGGCGGTATGGTCATTGCCTCATCATATACAGTTACAGGAGACGGGGTTATAACACAAAACGCGACTATACCTATGGGTCAAGCTGGACAACTATCTACAAGATCAAGTGATACGGCTGGAATCATAACATTAGATGCAGTAGGAGCTATGCCTGCTTCAGGTGTAGGGGATCTATATCACTCGTCAGGCAACGTTTATCAATGCGTGTATACTAGAACATCTACAGCACTAACTATAGCCTCTGTAGGTTCTGGAGTACTACCAACAAATTTAGAAGATGTTGTGTTTTGCGATACAATACAAGTTGATGCAGCTTTTAGCGGAACCAATATGGATTTTTTCTCTACTTTATTAGATCAAGCTGGTCATGTAGCATTTTGTGTTACAGGTGGAACTAGCCAGCTAGATGCAGATTTAGTAGCAAATCAAGATTATGGTTGGGACAACACAGAAGTTAGTGTCACAAATCCAGTCACAGGGGATGACATAGTATATTTGTTAGTATCTACCAGTTCAGTAACCGCAGATGCCACTTTTAAATGTGGAGTTTTATATGATAGTACAAGTTAATTTAAAATAAAGGACATAACCAATGTCGAATAAATCAAATTTTTTAGAGTTTTTGAACACAAGAAAAAGAGTAGAAAAAGTAAAATTTCTTGATATAGAAATGAATGTAAAAGTATTCAGTGTCAATGAAATGAAGAAGATAGATATTCAGGAAAAGAACAATGAAGCTGCTAGTTTTTTAGCAGAACAATTTTTAGATATCGAGACTGGTGAACTTATTTTTACACCAGAATTAATTTTAGATAAACTTACCCAAAAAGAATCTGCTAATTTATTTGAGATATTCCTTAATGCACAAGGAGTGTTCAATAAAGACGATAAGGAGATTGAAAAAAACTAATAAAAGACCCTACTCTTCAATTGATGTTTAGGGTCGCTAAAGACTTGGGAAAAACAGTTCATCAAATTGGCGAAGAAATGAGTCATGAAGAACTTGTAGGGTGGTCTATTTATTATGATAGGATCGAACCAAACAGAATATCTAAACAAGATATTTATTTAGCACAGATAGCTTATATGCAGTGCTCAGATAAAAAAGCAAAAGTTAAAGATTTTATAGTTAAATTTAAAGATAAAGAAGACAGCGATATGATAAAATTAGATGGAAAACAAATGGCTGCTGTTTTTAAAGGTATTTTCGGTATCAAGGATGGTAAATAAATGGCCACACAAAGTTTAGGAAGTTTAGTAACTTATTTACGTGGAGACAATAAACAGCTAGGGACTACATTACAAGCTTCCAAAATGATGTTAGGAAGATACGCTAAGTTCGCAACTAAAGCTGGTCTTTTAGCTGCTGCTGGATTTATGTCATATAAATCCGTTTCAGCTTTTAGCGAATTTGAAGCTGGAATGCGAAACGTAAATACTATAGCAAGAGAAAGTGAAGCTCAACTACAGAATACATCTGATAAAGTTTTAGAAATGTCTGCTAATTTTGGTAGATCTACAAGTCAAATGACAAAAGCTTTATACGATATAAACTCTGCTGGTTTTTATGCAGCTAGAGGAATAAACATATTAAGAGAAGCTACAAAATCTGCTATAGCTGGTATTGCCACTGTAGATATGTCAGCAAGATCTATAACAAGTGTTATTAACGCTTATGGATTAAAAGTAAGCGATGCGGCAGATATAAGTGATACATTGTTTGCCACAGTAAAAAAGGGTGTTTTAACTTATGCAGAATTAACTTCTCACATGGGTTCAGCACTAGCAACAGCCGCAGCAGCAAAAGTTCCATTTGATCAATTAGCAGCAGCAGCAGCAACAATGACTAAAAAAGGTATGGTAGCTTCAAGGACTTTTATTTCTTTAAATATGTTCTTGATGCAGATGATTAAGCCTACAAAAGAGATACAATCCTTATTTGTCAAATTAGGTTATTCGTCTTCCTCAGCAGCATTAGCTCAATTAGGTTTAGCTAAAACACTCAAACTTATTCGTAAAGAAACAGGTGGGGTAGCTGAAAATATAGGTAAGTTAGGGTTTAATGTTCGCGCAATAAGAACAGCTTTTTCGCTTATATCTGACGGTGGAAGAATGTTTGCTAATAATTTACAAGATATAGCAACAAAAGAAGGAAGATTAGGATTAAGAAACGTAGCTCTTTTAGAACAAACAAAAACTTTAAATTTTCAAGTTAGAAGACTTAAATCTTCTTATAATGTACTGCTTATATCAATTGGAAAGGTTATAAAAGATAGTCTGGGTCTAACGTACGTTACTAAAAAACAAGCAGATCAATTTGGAGCCCTTTCAAGATATATAAGAAATTATGGGAATGAATGGTCTGTAACTTTCAGAACTATGTATTTAGATGTAAAAAGATTTTTTTCTAATATGTGGGATTTATTTCAAATAGTTTTCATGGAACCAATGCAAAGAATGACAGACAATATAGTAAGCAATTTTCAGTATAATATTTTTTGGATAGAAGACAGTTGGGGAAAATTATGGAGAAACGCTGGCAACATAGTGATAGCTGCTGGCAAAGTTATAGGAATATCTTTGTATCATTCTGTTAAGTCTTGGGGTAGATATATTTTTGGTTTTATAAAAGATGTAGGTGATAATTTTTCTAACTTAGCTGGATCTATAAAAGATTTTCTCCTTATGAGAGGCTGGGATTGGAGCGGAATATCTAATAAAGCTATGATAGAAGCTTTAAGCTTAAGTAATAAAGAGTCTGAAGACGTATTAGCTCCTCTAAAAGAAGCTATGAAGAAAATGAATTTATCTGAATTTATAGCTAAAGATCTTACAGATGGGGTAAATACAGCAGCCCAAATGGGCGAAGAAATATTAAAAAGGTTTGGAAAAACAGAAGAGGAATATGCAGCTGCCACAAAAAGTATGTGGGACGGAATAATGCAAGGTCTAAAAGACCCAATAAGGTTAGAAGGTGAAAGAGACAATGTCAAAGATTTAGACAAAACCTTTAATAAAGGGAACGGAATTGAGGATGTAGGTAGCAGATTTGCAGA